GGCGATATGGGGGAATGCCCGCACCCTCCCGCCGCCACGCTTGGCATGGCCTTTCTCCAGAAGGTGGGTAAGCTGATACCTTTTCTTGTTATGCACCACCAGTTCTAGTGCATTGGCGGTCTCTTTCTGCTTTTTCACAGCCCATCCCTTTTTGTACTGCCCTGTCCGAACCGGGGCGTTTGCTTTCACTTCCGATTTCACCGTGTTCCCGGCTTTGGTGACGCAGTCCTTCATCACATCCGTGGCAAGCCCGGCATACTCGATCAGGCCGTCCATGACCGCCTCCGCCATCTGCTCGATGGATACTTTCTTTTCAGACATTTTTACCTCTTTTCCAAAGCCGCCCGCAGCTTTAAGGTCTTATTCTGGTACTTCACGTTGTCAATGAACGTGATGTTATAAATCTGCTCCCGGAAAATAATGCGGAAATGCTCCGTGTCAATGACTGCGGCTTCGCTGCAATAACGGATAAGGAAAAATATCTCTTTCTCCGCATTAAGCTGTGCCGCCTCCCAATACTCCTTCCCGGAAAGGTTGTTCACATAGGCGTGGCAGGTGTAATAATCCACCCACGATAAAATGTGATTCCCGGCTTTGTCATTGCCCACCACGCTTTTCTGAATGATGATCTTATCTTTCCATTCTCCCAAAGACATCAGAACACCTCTTTCCGTATGCCGAATAAAAGGGAGCGCAGCGTTCCCGCCAGTTCCCTGTGGTCTGCCTGCTCCCGGTGTTCATACAGATAGGCGGCGGCATAAAGGACGGCAATCCGCACCATAGGAAGATGCGCTTCCAATTCTGATAATTCCATCCGTGCCACATCTGCACACAGATTTTCCCCGGTCTCGATCAGGCCGGAAATAAAAGCATCCTCATCTGCGCTGTCTACCCGGAGATACTGTTTCGTCTCCTCCAATGTCAGGACTGCCATCCCTGCCGCCTCCCCTCTTATGATGCTGATGATGCGGAAGCCTTCACCTTCATGGTCTTTACTGCCTCGGCAAGGATCAGCTTTCCATCCACACGCTGTGAAGCAAGGAATCCCACCTGCCCGGTTGCCGCAAACAGTTCATTCAGACGCTTGAAGGAGCGCCCCTGCCTGTCAGCGATCCAGTAATAGGAAAAGTCACCGAAGGCCATCACCTTATTGCCTGCCGCCACTTCCGGCACATAGGAGGAAGTGTGGTAAGGGCGGTTTAAAATCATGTCCGGCACCCCTGCCTGCACACTCGGCTGCCAGATATAATTCCCGTTATTGTCTTTCAGTTTCCGCAGGGCTTTCACGGTGGTGTCATTCAGCAGCCACACAGCCTTTTTGCGGTAAGGCGCTTTCAGGGAATAGAATAAATCCATCACGTCATCGAAGGTGATGTTGGCGGTTGCGGTGGTCACGCCATC